AGCACGGCAGTCGAGGCCTACGACGAGGCGCTCCGCATCCACGGCGTGAGCGTGCAGAAGCGCGGCAGCCGTCTCACCTTCAAGAACCACGCGCTCGAGCACCTCTCTGCCGACCAGCGCTCCGTGGTCGAAGACCTGAACCGGCGCTACTGGAAGGCGCGCCGCAACTACTACATCGCCTATGCCCTGGGCGATACCAACCGCTGTGCCGAAGAGGATCGCGAAATCATTTTCGGACGGAATCCTGACTTTCGCGGCTTCCTGCTCAACGGTCCACAGATGAGCGAAGCCGAGAAACGCGACATGGGCATCGGCACGCTCACTCTGGGCGGCGACTTCGTGCCCAAAGGTTTCGTGTACGAAGTCGAAGAGGCCATGAAGTATTACGGCCCCATGCTCGAAACCTCCGAGATCATGGACACCGCAACCGGCCAGCCCTTGCCCTATCCGACCGACAACGACACCACGGTAAGTGGCGAAATCGTCGGCGAAGGCAAACAGGTCAGCGCTCAGGACGTGACCATCGGAGCGGTGAACTTCGGCGCGATCAAATTCTCCACGAAGATGATCAAGCTGTCGCTCGAGTTGGCGCAGGATTCGGCCTTTGACATGGAGAGCTATCTGAAGAAAAAGATGGCGACTCGCCTGGGCCGTATCTACAACACCAAGCTGACGCTCGGCCAAGGCGCTTCTGCGACTCCGGCCGAACCGAATGGCCTGGTCACGGCCGTGATCGCCGCTTGCGGCGCTCCGAATGCCACGCCCGGCCAGGCGTATGGCATCCCGCTGATCGCCGCTGGTTCTTCCACCAACACCGGTGGGACCGAAACCGGTGGAACCTCGATCGGATCAAAGGATCTCGACAACCTCGAGCACACCGTCGATCCGCTCTACCGCCGTGGCGCCGGCTACATGTTCCACGACCAGACGCTGCGCGCGGTCAAGGTCCTGCTCGACAAATTCGGGCGTCCGCTATGGAAGCCTGGAGTCTCGACCGGCGACCCCGACACCATCAACGGCTACGCGTACTACATCAACAACGACATGGCCACCATCGCTTTGAACGCGGTGACGGTCCTCTTCGGCCAGCTCGATAAGTACGTGGTTCGCCGTGTGAAAGAGCTCGGGATCATCATCCTGCGTGAGCGCTTCGCCGATTACGGCCAGTTTGGCTTCATCGGCTTCAGCCGCGCAGATGGTCAGCTGCTCGATGCCGGCACTCACCCGATCTGCTATCTGCAGCAGGCGGCGGCCTAACCGCTTAAATGGGCGCGGCCGAGAGTCGCGCCCACTTTCGCCCGAACAACTTCTTTAGGAGAAAAATCAATGACAAGCCTTTTCGCTTTCGCGTTGCTCACGGCTTCGGTGTCGTTGCCAGCGCTGGCCGCGCTCGCGGCTTTCGCGCTGCTCTTCGGCACATTTGTTGTGTCCTCGCATCCCAATCCACTGGTTCCTGCCACATCGCCTGACGTTAACACTGTTGTCGGTCAGGGCACGAATCTTCCCTTCCAATACGAAGTTCTCACCGGTACGACCGACGTCATCCAGGGCGGAGGCGGATCGCTAAATACCCTTCCTGGGCAGCCTGCGGCGCCGATCTGCGGAACTTCTTTCATCGAGTCCGCGGGCGTTGATGCCTGCACGCTGGCGACTCCTGTTGCCGGCGATCCCGCTGCCGGCGGAAACGATGGACTTGAGATCACGATCGTCGATAACAGCGGCCACGCTCACACCGTGACCACTGCCGCCGGCGTGATCACTCCTGCACATCACCTGGCTACCTTCGGTGGCACGCAGGGGAGCTTCGTGATCTTCGTCGCTCGCAATGGAAAGTGGATCCCACTCTCCAGCTCGGGCGTGACCATCAGCTAAGTCGGTCAACTCAGTGACCGCGCGCAGGGAGAGGTCCTCTTACCCTTCGGGCCTTTCCCTGCCCTCTTTGAAAAAAAGAAAAAGGAATGGCGATGCAAAAACCGAAACTCAATAGCGACGGCACCATCACCGTGCGCATTAAGGCGACCGCCCAGGTCATCGACATGGTCCCATCGGCCGCGTATCCCATGCTCAACGGCGGAATAGCCGAAGTTCCTGAGTCGATGGTAGTCGAGCCGACCGCAGAACGCGCTGTGCTGCCCATGCCTCGTAAAAAATCTTCAACGGCCTCGCGCCGGGCGTAATTCATGGCCTACATCGTCGAAGAAATCGCGCCGGTTGCCGAGCCGCTTGTGCTGGCGGACGTGAAGAACATGCTCAAGGTCCCGAGCTCGATCACGGCCGACGACACCTACATCACTGATCTCATTCAGTGCGCGCGCGAGGAAGTAGAGATCTACACCGGCCGCAGCATTTGCAACAAAGGCTATCGGCAATCGCTCGACTCCTTCCCTTACTTCGTGGACACGGTGATGTCGCAGCAGGCCTATCCACCCAGCTACTACTCGCTGCCGCGCTATTCGACGACGCTTTGGAACTACTCGCAGATGATCAAGCTGTTGCGCGGTCCGCTGGTCGCAGTTTCGCGGATAACATTCTCTGACTCTCAGACCGGTTCCATTGATTCGCTTTATCCCGCTCTTTTCAATTGGCAGGCGCTGACTGAAGTCCCGCTGGGTTATCAGATCGAAGATCCTAACGGCAACCTGCAGGTCGTGAGCGCGGTTTCAGAAGGCGACGAAGACGGAACCTCGATGACCGGCGCCACGTTGCCGGCATTTGCGAGCGTCTTCGGGCAAACCACAACCGATGGCGGTGTGACCTGGACCTGCAAAGGTCCGGTGCCTGACGCCGGCGACTTCATATTCGACCGCGATTCCATGCCGCCGCGGATCTTTCCGCTTCCAGGGCAGACCTGGCCGCCGGTGCTCTACGTTCCGAACGCGGTGCAGATCCATTTCACCGCCGGCTACGGCAACGACGGCAAGGCCGCTCCGGCGAGGTTGCGCCAGGTGATGCGTTATCTGATCTCCGACGCCTATTACAACCGCGAACCGGCGTCTTCAGTGGCAATCAAAGAGCACCCGCGGCTTCAGCGCATGCTATGGGGTCTAAAGATGCCCGTGCTGGCGCCCACACGCGGATAGCTGGAACCTGGTACCGGAGTGCCACAAGATTTGCGCGAGGCGCTCTAAAGCCAGCAGAACGCAAAGTTTTCAAGGAATCAAGGTAGTACATGCCTCTCCCTCGACTTTCAGAACGCGGGTCCGGATCGACGGTCGCGATCGGCGCCATGAATCGCCAGATCACGATCCAGCAGCGCACCGCAACCAACAGCGACGGCCAGCAAACCGGCGCCTACAGCAACCTGATCACGGTGTGGGCAAAGATCGAGCACTTGTCCGGCAAAGAAGTCGTGAACGGCATCGAGTTTTCGGCCGAGATCACCACGCGCTTCACCACGCCCTACACGCCAGGCATCGAGCCGCGCATGCGCGTGAAGTACGTGGATATCGCGGGCAAAACCCACTACTACGACCTGCTCTACGTGCAGAACGTCGATGAGCGCGGTTTTTTCCTCGAGCTGCTGGCGCAGGAGATCTTCAGCGCAACCTAAATGGTCGATCCGGTCACAGCGGTCCTCGGTTGGCTGAAGGCCGATAGCGGCATCGCAACGCTGGTCGGCACAAACGTGTTCGCGCCGGCGCTGCCGGAAGGTTTTTCGCTCGAGAGCGGCGTGAACGCGATTGTGGTGCGCCGCCGCGGTGGACCTCGCCATCCGGAGATTCCTGCACTGGTGAGGCCGAGCATCGCGGTTGAATGCTGGTCACTCGATTCGGTCGTCGCTCGGCAGATTTACGGGCTGGTCAGCGACAAGATCCACGGATCCACGTCGATCGATCTCGGAGCAAACGGATTCATCATCCTGGCGCAGGAAGAGGTCGGCGGCCAGGATATCTTCGATCCGGTCACGCATTGGCCGATGACGTTCGGATACTTCCGCCTGATCATACGGGCGCAGGGCGCATAAATTCATGGAGCCGCTGGTTTCCTGCATTTGCATCACCCGCGATCGCCGGCAGTTCATCGCCGGCGCGATCGACTGTTTTCTCAGCCAGAAATGGCCGAACAAAGAGCTGATCGTCATTGACGACGGCGACGACCTGGTGGGAGATCTCTTTCGCAACGTTACCAATTCCAGGTATGCGTTTCTGCGCGGCACGCACAAGATCGGCAACAAAAGAAACCTGGCATGCATGATCGCGAGCGGCCAGATCATTGCGCATTGGGATGACGACGACTGGTCCGCACCCGAGCGAATCCGCGACCAGGTAGAGAGACTTTTGGGATCCGGAAAATCCGTGACCGGCTATCGCTCCATGCTCTTCACCGACGGCGCCCGCGCGTTTCGCTACCGCGGCAGCGCGAAATACGCGATCGGATCTTCATTGTGCTTCACCAGGGACTTCTGGCGCCGGCACAACTTCATCGATGACCACCGCATGACCGAAGACAACGCCTTCGCGCGCGAGGCCAGAGATGCGAATCAACTCATTTGCGTCGATGCCGGCGAGTTGATGGTTGCGCGAATTCACCCAGGAAATACCTGCCTCAAGAAGCCGCTGGAAAATCCCGAGCAGTGGAGCTCTGCCGATCTTGCCGAGCTGCCGATGGGATTTTTGCGGACGCAAGGTGTTTGCGCATGAAACTGAATCTGGGATGCTCGGACCGTTTGTTCCCCGGTTACGTCAACGTAGATCTGCAGCAGCCGGCCGATGTCGTCGCAGACCTGAACGAGCGCTGGCCGTGGGCGGATTCCACGGTTGATGAGATCCGCGCCTGGGATGTGATCGAGCACCTGCGATCGCCGATTAACACCATGAATGAGGCGTTTCGCGTGCTGAAGCCTGGCGGCAAATTCGACATTATCGTACCCACGACGGACGGACGCGGTGCCTGGCAGGACCCCGGACACGTCTCGTTCTGGAATCGGAATTCATTTTTCTATTTTGAGCACCGCAATCCGCACCTGACGCGATTCGCGCCGGCTAACGGCGTCAAATGTGCGTTCCGAATTCTGCAATCTGATCAGCAATGGCTGGCGGATGAAGTCTCGAAACTGCACGTCGTCCTCGAGGCCGTGAAGTGAGTTACACCGTCATCATCCCGTCGAAGTCTGCCGCGAACCTCGATCGCTGCGTGAACGCGCTCTGTGAGAAGCAGCCGGGCCTGTCGATCATCGTCGTCGATGACGGGATCGAGTGGGAAGAGGTCCGCGGAGGATTTATTTCGTGTAGTGATTTCAAAGTCATCGATGGGGAAAAGCCTTTCGTTTTTGCGCGCAACTGCAATTTAGCTATTAAGGCCTGTAACGGCGACGATGATGTGATTTTGCTCAACGACGACGCCCTGCTAGAAACCGCGCGCGGGTTCGATCTACTCGATCACATAAGCCGCACGCATGCCGAATTCGGCCTGATCTCAGCCGTCACCAACATCGCTGGCAATCCAGCGCAGCGGCCGAAGCAATCTGGCCTGAGAGTGGAAAAACGGACCGTCGCTTTCGTGTGCGCGTACATCCCCAGGCGAACCATTCACGCGATCGGTCTGCTCGACGAGCGCTTCACCGAATACGGCTGGGAAGACAACGATTACTGCCTAAGAGTGCGCAAGGCCGGCATGAAGATTGGAGTTTTTGACGACTGTTTTGTTGATCACGCCACGCTGCGATCCAGCTTTCGTGGTGAACCGGAATCGTTCCGGAACATTGAAGCCGGCAGAAAGATATATATCGAGAAGTGGGGGGCGCAAGCATGGGCATAGAAATGAAGATCGCCGGCATGATGCGAATCAAGAACGAAGCTCGCTGGATCGAGAAGATCATTGGCGCGGCGCTCAAAGTTTGCGATCGCATTTACGTGCTTGACGATCACTCAACCGATGCGACGCCGGAAATCTGCCGCAGCTTCGCAGGAGTCTATCTCTTCCCTTCCGAGTTTGAAGGCCTCGATGAATCACGGGACAAGAACTGGCTGTTCAATCAGGTAAAACGATCGCGCTCCGAATGGTGCCTAGCCATCGATGGCGACGAAGTGATCGAGGATCCACACAACGAACTGCGGGAGATTTCGCAGCGCGCCGACGAAGGGCCAGAATGCTTCTCGCTGCAGGTCCTCTACCTGTGGAACCGCGTCGATCAGGTCCGCACTGATGGAGTTTACGGCCGTTTTTTCCGCCCTTCATTTTTTCGCGTTCGCGATTCGCAAACCTTTCCCACAACCGCAAGCGGAGCCAACTTTCATTGCGGCAGTGTGCCTCAGCAGCTCGGCGCGGCCTTTCGCTGTGGCGCTCGGCTCTTGCACTTCGGCTACATGGACGCTGCCGATCGCCGGCGCAAATTCGAATGGTACAACCGGCACGATCCCAACAATGAGATCGAGGACCGATATCAGCACATGGTGCAGGGCGATCCCGAAGGCCCACACAGAAAAGCCAAGCTCCTGCACGCTGGGCCGCTCCGGCTTGAAACCATTGTCGCGCCGGTTGTTAATAGATAACTCGTAACCGAGCTTTGGAACTCGAAACCATCGTCGATACCACTGGCGACGACATCGGCTTCAAGGCCGCAATCGTTCCCAACCTGCGTGAACAGGTCCACGCCGCCGGCGTGCAGGCGACGCAGGAAATTTTTACTGAACATATTCTTCCCGAGGCCAAGGCTCTTTGCCCGGTCGGCGGCGATAAGGACCCTCATCCTGGAAAGAACCGAGATTCGCTGGCCGTCACGTTTCGAGATGACCCTGAGCAGGGATGGATCTCGGCTTGGCTCTCGAGCCATTCCGGATACGGTTGGCTGATCGAACATGGCACCAGCCACAATCGCGAGCTCACCAAGGTTCCCAAACGTCAGCGCAAAGGCAAGACGGCGGAAGACGATCGCACGCCGGCGCGGCCGTATATCTACCCCGCGATCATGCAATTCGTCGCGAACATCGCCGATCGCGCGCGAGAGATTTTAGAAAGTCTGTAGTTTTCACACTTCAATCAGGAGAAAAAACAATGTTTCGTCGAACTAAGAATTGGCGCGCAACCATCGACCGATATCTGCGTGAAGGCAGGCCAGTGTCAGGTGGATTGCCCGTAACACAGCCCACTGCTCAAGAAATCATTGCGGGGCCTGCGACGCTTTACGTTTCGCCGGTTGGCACCGCACTGCCCGCGCAGCTCACAACTTCGCCTTCAGCGTGGCCTCCGGTCTGGACCGGATGGACCCAGCTCGGCTACACCGAGAAAGGCGTCGATCTGATCACCACTCCCACCATTAAGCCGTTCACTCCGGATGAGGTCCGCTCGCCGGTGTACGACATCGCTGAAGCGGAAAAGGCCGAACTCTCGGTCGTGCTCGCGCAGGCGACGCTCGACAATCTGAGCCGCGCAATATCCGCCTCGCAGCTGGTCAATAACGCTGGCGCGAAGCTGCGCACGTTCTCGTTCGGCAACTTCCCGCTCACCTATCTGCAGGTTGCCGCCCAGGGACCGACTCCGGTCGACAACGACGCCAGTGGAACCGACACCGGCGACGGAATCGTCGCTGTCTTCTACAAGGCGATCACGATGGCAGCCGTCAGTCTGGCGATGACACGCCAGTCCGTCCGCTTGTTCCAGGTCAAGTGGGACGCGCGCCAGATCACCGGAAAGAACCTCTACGACATTTTCGAGGTTTATCACTGAGGCGTTTGCCGGCGGCGTTTTTCTCCTGAAGCTCAAGCAGGGCGATGTTTAACAAATCGCCCTGCATTGTGCCTCGACCCGCCTGTTCGTCTCTGGAGGCAATCATGGAAAGAACTGAAGAGCAAATACTCACTCGGGCGCCGATCGCGATCGTGCTCGGAGGAACGGAATATAAAATTCCCGTGCTCACGATCGCCAAAGCGATCGATTGGCGGCAGAAGCTCATTCGCACCGCGGAAGATATTACGCGGCCGCTAATGAGACCGATCAAAGAACCGCTATGGAAACGGGCCTGGAATTTACTATGCTTCTGGCGCCCGCGACAAAATCCGATCGACGCGATCTTTGCCGGCCTGGGGACGGCCTTCATTGCCTTTCCCGAGAAGGTTGTGCGACTGATCTTTGAATACGCTCCGGAGCTGCCGCAAAAGAAGATCATGGAGACTGCGACCGAAGAGGAAATGTTCGTCGCCTTCAGCACGATCGTTTCTGTCGTAAACCCTCTTCAGCGCCAGATTTCTCTGATGAATTCGGTAATGGCGGGGATCCCGTCACCCTCGGCGAAACCTACGAGTTCATTCTCGCCGAGTACGGCCTCGTCCCAGGCTGGGTGAACGAGAACTTTACCGAAGAAATGCTGGCGCTATTCTTTCGATCCCGCCTGCGGCGAATGCGCCGCACTTCACAAAACACGCCTGGTTTCACGCCAGGTGAGGTTGTTCCGTTCCGTATCCCCGGAAGGCAATTCCTCAACATGTTTTCAGGCGTGAAGCGAATCAAAATCGGCAACGCCTAAATCTCTATGTCACTCACCGTATTCGATGCTGTCGGAAAGTTTTCCGCCGACACCAGCCAACTCGATCAGTTCATCGTTAAGCTCGAGCAGGGGCTACCATCGGCTTCCGATCGAGCTGCGGCGGCAACCCAGGCGCTCAAGGCCGCGCAGGATGACTTCCGCGCTGCAATCAAAGCCGTGTCTGCCGAGGGCGGAAATACGGCCGACAATCTACAGCGCTTGGCTGATGCCGAAAAAAACCTCACGCTGGCCGCTGCTGCCTCTAAGACGGAACACGCGGCGCTCAAAGACAGCCTGGGCGCGGTAGGTAACGCCGCCAAAGAAGCCGGCGGATCGATGATGGAAAGCCGGCACACGGTTATGATCCTGGGCGAAGAGCTCGGCGTACATATTCCGCGCGCTGTGGCTACCATGATCGCGAGCATCGGACCGCTCGGAAGTCTTCTCACGGCCGCGTTCCCCGTGGCCGGCGTGCTGCTGCTGATCACCGTAATCGGCAAGGCCATAGAGGCTCACCAGAAACACGCGGAGGCGATGCGCAAGTCTGCGGCCGCGGCGGAAGATCTAACGATCAAACAAGAGGACCAGACCGCCGCGCTCGAGGTCGCCAATCTGCGCCTCGAAGATTCGATCAAGAAACTCGAGGGCCATCCTGCAACCAACCAGCTCGCTATTGCGCTGCGTGAAGTTCAGACGCGAGCCGACGATCTGGCAACGACCTTCGCAAAAGATTTCCAGTCTATGGACCAGGACGTCGCCGATCTAAATGGTGTCCTGCAGAAATCTACCGATTACGTCGTCAACTATCTCAAGGCGTTCTCGGATTTTTGGCTAAGCGACATGCGTACCGGCTATAACGAAGCCAAGCAGTTGCTCAAGGCGCGCGGACAAGAAACCGCTGCAGTTAAGCAGGTGCAGCAGGCAGAAGCGGCGCTGGAACAAACGCGGCTGGCTTCGCACCAGGCCGCCACGAAAGACACTGATGCACAGCGAAACGCGCTGAATAATCAGGCTGCCGCTGCTTTCAACTTGCAAAAGTCTTACGAGACACTGGCAGACACGGTGAGCAAGGTCGATCCGAACAATACGGAGTTGATCGAAAAGCTCCGTAACCACGCAAAATCTGCCGAATCCGATTGGAAAGATCTGCAGCAGGAAATCCGCGGGGTAGGTTTGACCGCTAAAGAAACCGCCGACACCGTTGCCCAGGAGCTCGCGAAGCGCGCCGAAGCGTTTTCGAAAATAAAGATTCAAGGCACGGAAAAGGGCGGCATTCTCGATGCCGATAAGATCCGGCAAGATGGTGAGCTGGCCTACGCGGCGGAAACGGCCGCGATCAAGCAGATCGTTGATGCCGAAGTCGAGGCCGGACATCAGCGCGAGCAGGTAGAACTCGATATGATTTCGCGCATCGTCACCGCGGAGAAGAACTTGAACGACGCGAAGCTATCCGCGCTGAACGCCGGTCACCTGGCTAGGCTTGCTGCGCTGAAAGCCGAACACGACGACATCCTGAAGTACGAAAAGGGAGATGACCAGCTCAAGGCGCTGGCTGCAAACCAGAACCAGCAGAATGAGGAAAACAAAAAATACGAGCTCGATCGCGAGAAGATTGCCGCCGACGGCGAAGCCAAGCTCACCGACATTGCCGCAAAGGGAGCGGCCGAGCGCATCGCCCTGCAAAACTCACTGAAGAAAGCCATCCTCGAACTGGCGAAGGCCGACGAGCAGCTTATTAAGTCACAGGCCAAGCTCGGGTCCACCGATATTTCTCAGGTTTTCAAAGCGCAAGAAGAAGCCATCAACCGCCTGGCGCAGTTCCACGTCATCTCAGAGCAGGAAAAAGCGCAAAGGCTGGCCTTGCTTTACAAACAGGAGAGTGATGCGCAGGTTAGCGCATTCGAAGACGCAGAACGGAAGATTGCCCTCACTTCGGTCAGAGGTAATCCGCTGTTCACGCCCGAGCAGGTAGAAGATCTGCGGAAGAATCTGGCTGCTGCAGCTGGTGATTTCGATCGGACCATCGCCGCAATCAAGAGTGCATACGGGCAGGTGATAAAACAGAATCCCTTCCTCACCGACGCCCAGGTTACACAGCTGAAGCTCGAGCTCGACAAGGCGCTGCTAGCGATGACCGACACGCAGTCGAAAGTTGTCGCCGAGAAAACTCAGATCAACCAAAAACTGCTCGCTCTTGACAAGAGCTATTACGGCGAGGCGGTTGCGCTCGCAGTCGCTAACGGACAGAAGATACTTGCGCAGCAGCTCATGGAAACCCATGCCTCGCTAGTGGCCGCGCAGCAGCGGCTCGCCGAAGCGAAGTCGCGCGGCGAAAATGCCCAGGCCATCGCGCA